GTATTATGACTAAACTACATAATGCCAAGTACCGTTTTGGATTTACTGGTACGTTAGATGGTAGCAAGACTCACAAGTGGGTGCTGGAAGGATTGTTTGGTGCATGTGATAAAGTTACTAAAACTGATGATCTGATTAAGCAGGGATACCTTTCAAGTTTAAGGATTAAAATTTTAGTTTGTAAGCACGAGTATCAATATTTTGAAGACTATCACGCAGAGATGGAGTACATCGTAACTCACCAAAAAAGAAATAACTTAATCAAAAATCTTGTTAGTGATATTGATGGTAACACTCTTGTTCTCTTCAACTACGTGGAGAAGCACGGAGAACCATTACATGAACTAATAAATAATAGTGTTAGTGATGATCGTAAAGTATTCTTTGTTCATGGCGGTATTGATACCGAAGATAGAGAATTGGTTAGAATCATCACAGAGAAAGAAGACAATGCAGTTATTATTGCTTCTTACGGAACATTCAGCACTGGTATTAATATTAAAAGATTACACAATATTATCTTCGCATCACCTTCTAAATCAAGAGTCCGAAACTTACAAAGTATTGGTAGAGTATTGAGGAAGGGAGAAGGTAAAGAGATTGCTACTCTTTATGATATTGCTGACGACATTTCAGGTAGTAGAGAAAATTACACACTCAAACATCTATACGAAAGGATTGCAATTTACCAGGAAGAAAACTTTAAGTATGAAACAATTAAAGTAAATTTAAGGTAATACATGGAAGAAGAATTTTACGCAACAATAAAGTTGTCGTCAGGGGAAGAGATAGTTTCTAAAGTTTGTTACATGACAGATGAAGATTCATTAATTTTAGATAATCCATTTTTAGTAGAAAAAGTTGCACAAAAAAGATTGGGCAAAACTGTAGAAGGATTCTCATTAAAGGAATGGATTTCCTCCTCCTACGATGACATGTTTATTATTAAGATGGATCAGGTTGTAACAATTTCTGAACTAGATGAAAGAATAGTTGAATATTATATTCTAAAGTTAGCTAACGTTAGTGCAGAAACTACAGAACAAAGAAATGACTTCTCAAGAGAAATGGGTTACTTGGGATCAGTAGAAGATACTAAAAAGAAATTAGAAACTCTATTTAATAAAAGCTAGATATTATGTCTCTTTCACCCTTAACAGAGTTATTCTATTAGGTTTTAGGTCTTTTGTCAAGAGGCTTGACATAATCGCATTGTTCTGCTATACTAACATTAATAAATCTAATAGATATGGCAAAAGCAAAGACTGAATATTACGTAAATAATAAAGAGTTTCTTGAAGCTATTGTTGAGTACAAACGTAAGGTAGAGATTGCTAAAAATAAAGGAAATAGTAAACCTTTAGTCCCAAACTATGTTGGTGAGTGTTTCCTTAAGATTGCCACACACCTATCATACAAACCTAACTTTGTCAACTACATGTTCCGTGAGGACATGATCTGTGACGGCATTGAGAACTGCCTACAGTATATTGACAACTTTAATCCAGAGAAGTCTTCCAACCCTTTTGCTTATTTTACCCAAATCATTTACTATGCTTTCCTGCGTCGTATCCAGAAAGAGAAACGTCAGTTAGAAATCAAGAGTAAGATTCTTGAAAGATCTGGTCATCAAGAAGTCATGTACACGGAAACTTACGAAGGTGATATGGCAGGTATGAATGCTTCATACTCTGATATGGGTAGCATCAAAGAAAATATTGAAACTAAAATGAATCGATGACAGTAGCACTTATTACTGACCAACACCTTGATGGTCGCAAAGGTTCTATGGCATTTTGGAATTACTTCCTTAAGTTCTATGATGATGTCTTCTTCCCTACGCTAGAAAAGAAAGGTATCACAGAGATCATTGACCTTGGTGACACGTTTGATAACCGTAAAGGCATTGACTTCAATGTCTGGAATAGAATTCGTGCTTGTTACTTTGATCGCTTGAGTGATATGGGTATCACAGTCCACACTATTTTGGGCAACCATTGTGTGTACTACAAAAATACAAACTCTATCAACTCTCCTGATTTATTGCTTGGTGACTATGATAATATTCGTGTCTACGATGAGACTTGTACTGTTACTATTGAGGGTACGAAAATTTGTTTCGTCCCTTGGATCAATAGGGAGAACGAAGAAGCGACAATGGAGCATCTCAAAAATACAGATGCAGAAATAGTCATGGGACATCTGGAGCTTGATGGGTTTGAAGTAACTCCTGGTCTTAAGATGGAGCATGGTATGGATCCCAAGATCTATAAGAACTTCAAGCAAGTATTCTCTGGTCACTATCATCACAAGTCAAGCAAAGGTAACATCACATACTTGGGAAATCCTTACCAGATGTTTTGGAACGACTACGCTGACACCAGAGGGTTTCATCTTTACGAACCAGCAAAGAACAAACTTCGTATGGTAAAGAACCCATATGAAATCTTTAAGAAAGTATACTACAACGATGTAGATAAGGACATGGTTCTAGACTACCCAGAGTACAAAGATACTTTTGTCAAAGTCATTGTTGAAGAAAAGAAAGACTATTATCTTTTTGAGAAAGTTATTGATTCATTGTATGCTTCTGGTGTTTATGATATTAAAATTGTAGAAACACTTGTAAGTGAAGATGAAACAGAAGACATTGATCTTGAAGTAAAAGACACTCTGACTTTATTGAATGAATATATTGATGAGGTAGAGATGTCCGTAGATAAAACATCTTTGAAAAAATTAATGAGATCCCTATATATTGAAAGTTGTGAAATGGTATGATGCAAACATACGTTCTTTCCCTGGCTGATAAACCTGAAGGAGTGTTCTCCGTTGTAGATAATAACACTGGAGAACATGTAATTCCTATTTTTGAAGACGCGGAAGATGCTGAACGTTATGCAATCCAAATGGTTGAAGTACAAAATGGACCATCACTACAAATTCTTGAAATAGAAAAAGAAATTATTGTTGCTGCCTGCGAAGAAAAAGACCAAAGGTATGCTATAATAACTATCGATGATTTTATAATCCCTCCCTGCTAACATATAATGATTGTTTTTCAAAAATTACGTTGGAAAAATTTCCTATCTACAGGAAATGTATTCACGGAAATTGATTTGTTAGCTTCTAAAACAAATTTGATTATTGGCTCTAATGGTGCTGGTAAGTCTACCATTCTAGATGCATTAACTTTTTCTTTGTTTGGAAAACCATTTCGTAAGATCAATAAACCAATGCTGGTGAATAGCATCAATCAGAAAGATTGTGTGGTTGAGATAGATTTTAGTATTAGTAAGAACGATTTTAAAGTTGTGCGTGGCATCAAGCCTAATGTCTTTGAAATATATCAGAACGGTCAGATGCTTGATCAGTCTAGTACAACAAACGATTATCAAAAACATCTAGAGACTAACGTTCTTAAGATGAACTATAAATCGTTTACGCAGATTGTTGTTCTTGGTAGCAGTACCTTTGTACCTTTTATGCGATTGCCTATTACATCACGTAGAGATATTATTGAAGATATCCTTGACATTCAAATATTCTCTGTGATGAATACAGTCTTAAAAGATAAAGTTAAAACATCTACTGAAGAGATGAAAGATATTGATTACAAGGCAGAACTTGCTGAACAGAAAATCAATATGCAACAACAGTTCATCGAACAGATGAGTAAAAGAAATGAAGAATCTATTGTTGAGAAACAAACATTCATAAACGATTTGGATTTAGAACGTATTGCTGCTCAAGAATTAGTAGAAGAGTTTAATAATAAAAATGAAATTTATTGCAAAGAACTTGAGAGCACCGCATTCACCCCTACAAAGTTAAAAAAGTTAAACACTTTGAAGGGAAAGATTGAACAAAAATTTTCTGCTCATAAAAAACAGCATGAGTTCTTTACTCATAATGAAACATGTCCTACATGCAGTCAATCAATCACAGAGGAACTGAAAAATAGTAAAGTTGACTCAATCATGAATTCTATCAAAGAACTTAATGAAGGGTTTGCGGAGATGGACATTGCAATCAAACTTGAAGAAGAGCGAGAGAGTCGTCATCTTCTAACTTCTAAACTTATTACGAAAACTAACTCTGATATTGCTATTCAAAATTCTACTATTAGTAGAATACAAAAACAGATTAGAGACTTATTAGATCAGGTTGAACTGTTAAGATCTAATAAATCAGATACTTCAGAATCACAAGAGAAGTTAGAATACTATCAAGAAGAATATTTGAAACTGAAAAAGCAAATATCTGAAATCAAAAAAGAAAGAGATACTCTCCTTGCAGCATCTCAACTCTTGAAAGATAATGGTATCAAAACCAGGATCATTAAAAGATATTTGCCGGTGATGAATAAACTCATCAATCAGTATCTTCAGAATATGGACTTCTATGTTAACTTTGCATTAGATGAAAACTTTGAAGAAACAATCAAGTCGAGGTACAGAGATTCTTTCTCTTATGAATCTTTCTCGGAAGGAGAAAAAGCTCGTATTGATATCGCTTTGTTGCTTACTTGGCGTTCTATTGCTAAACTTAAGAATAGCGTCGATACTAACATATTGATCCTTGACGAGATCTTCGATGGGTCACTAGATCAGAATGGCACTGGTGAGCTAGGTTGGATTCTTCGTAACTTCGATGATGACACTAACGTGTTTGTCATCTCTCACAAAGAAAATTTAGACGGAAAGTTTGAAAGAACTTTGCAGTGTGAGAAAGTAAAGAACTTCAGCGTTGTCCGTGAGACAGTTGCTGAAGCGTCATAGGGGAGGATGCAGGGTCTCCCTTTTTTGCTATGATATGTCCATCAACGCAAGAGAGTCATGTCACGCCAAGAGATCAAAGGTAACCTTGCCCGTCTGCTCGCTACCGAGAACCTTGTGGTGGAACACCGCAACTGCTCTACAGCACAGTTCAATGTAGACACCCGTGTACTGACTCTCCCTAACTGGGACTATGCTTCCAGCACTGTGTATGACTTGCTGGTGGGACACGAAGTCGGACACGCTCTCTTCACCCCCAATGAAGACTGGACTATTGTTGCTGACTGTCCTGCAGATTATGTCAATGTAGTTGAGGATGCTCGTATTGAGAAAATGATGAAGCGTATGTATCCTGGTCTTCGCAAATCATTTGCTGGTGGATACAAAGAGTTGAATGAAGAAGATTTTTTTGAGATTAAAAATAATAATGTAAGCGAGTATACTTTAATCGATCGTATTAATCTTCACTGCAAGATTGGTGCTAATGCGATGATTCCCTTCAGTGAAGAAGAAAAACAGTTTGTTATTCGCACAGAAAATAGTGAGACTTTTGAAGAAGTTCTCAAAATATCAGTTGACATATTTAATTACGTCAAAGAAAGTCTTGATAAAGAACAACCAGCACCTGATGTAATGACCCCCCAACAAAATAGTAATGGTTCTTCTGGTGGTGAACAACTTACAGAACAGACTGGAGAAGGCGAAGAAATGACTCACGAAGAAATGCAAGAAGAAGCAAATCGTCGTGAAGAACAGAATGAATCTAGTTTAAGTTCTGGAGGAACAAACTTCGAGGAATCTAAAACTCAAAAATCTTTTGATGATAAGTCAAAACGATTTGTTAGTAGATATAGTAATAACTCAACTTATGTTGAAATTCCTGACAACGTAAATATTTCGGAATACGTTGCCGATTGGAAAGAAGTTCATAACTGGATTGATCAGTATAGAAATAATATTACTATTGATAACTATGAAGAAAGATATATAGAAGTCGATAGTGCTTATAGAGAATTTCGTAAGCAATCACAGAAGGAGGTAAACTACCTTGTTAAGGAGTTTGAGTGCCGTAAGTCTGCTGACGCTTACGCTCGTGCTGGTCAATCTAAAAGTGGTGTGCTTGATACTACAAAGTTACACACTTATCGTTATAATGAAGATCTCTTCAAAAAAGTAACTGTATTGCCTGATGGCAAGAACCACGGATTACTGTTCTTGCTAGATTGGTCTGGATCTATGCAACATGAAATTCTTGCCACTGTAAAACAGTTGTTGAACCTCACTGCTTTCTGTAAGAAAGTACAGATTCCATTTGAAGTCTATGCTTTTACTAATGATTATCATTCTGTTCGTAGAGCAACTGCAGATACTACACACTGCAATGCTGAAGATTATTTTGAACAAATGGGTTGTCAAGAGAACAAAATCTTCTTGGGTAAGAACACTTTTTATCTGATGAATTTTATTTCTTCACGTTCTAATTCTAAAGATTACGAACGCATGTGTCTTAACATTTTCCGAGAAGCATATGCTTATGTAAATTATGTTGGTTATCACACCACTATGGGTATTGGTTTATCAGGTACTCCATTAAACGAGGCTATTGTGATGCTAAACTATATTATCCCAAAGTTTAAAATCAATAATAGTTTGCAGAAAGTTAACGTTTGTATTTTAACGGATGGAGAATCTTGTGGTACTTCCTATGGACGGAAATTTTATTCTGATCATAAAGACGAAAATTATATTCGTCCTCGCCGTGTTGATGGATGCTGCTTACGAGATAGAACAACAGGAATCACATACAGTCAGTTTGATGGTTGGGGAGAGAACACAAATGTGTTTGTTCGTCAGTTAAAGGATAGAAACCCTGGTGTTAATGTGATCGGATTTCGCATCGGAACAGCATCTCAACTATCTGCTTTTGTGAGTACCTATGGTAACTCTTTTAAATATTTGGAAGTTCAACGACAGTGGAAGAAAGAAAAATCAGCAATCATTCCTGACCCAAAATCTTTTACAGCATTGTATGCCATCTCATCTAACGCATTGTCAGCATCATCTGATTTTGATGTTGAGTCTGGCGCTAACAAAGGAGAGATCAGAAAGGCATTCAAGAAAATGTTGGCAAGCAAAACGACAAACAAAAAATTACTAAATTCTTTTGTAGAGTATGTCGCTTGACGAACCGTCCACTCTGCCCTGACTATGCTCCCACTCTGCCCTATAATAACTACATCAACAAACAAAGCAAATGACTCGTCCTGCTCAAGTCGATATGATCCAACTGTTCTCCTATATCGAGAACAACTATGGTACTGAAGTCGGAACTGATGCCATCAAGGCATCTGCTGATCACATGGGTTATTCTTATGCTACTATCTGTAACCGTATGGAACCATACAAGTCTGGTCGTGGTAAGTGGAACCTGACTGTTGACCAGGTACGAGAGCAACTAGAAGAGATTATTACTGCTCCTACCAACCTTATTCCACTTAAGGACGAAACTTTTGTTCCATTCGGAAACTTTCTCGATGTAAAAAAGATTATTAAATCTGGTATTTTCTACCCCACTTTCATCACTGGAATGTCTGGTAATGGTAAGACACTATCTGTTGAGCAAGCATGTGCTGCTCTAAATAGAGAACTCATTCGTGTAAACATTACCATTGAAACCGACGAGGATGATCTTATTGGTGGGTTCCGTTTGGTTGACGGTAACACTGTTTGGCATAATGGTCCAGTCATCGAAGCTTTGGAACGTGGAGCTGTGTTGCTTCTAGATGAAGTTGACCTTGCATCCAACAAAATCTTATGTCTCCAATCTGTCCTTGAAGGTAAAGGGATCTTTCTTAAAAAGATCGGTAAATATGTCAACCCTAAAGAAGGTTTCAATGTTATTGCAACTGCAAATACTAAAGGTAAAGGCAGCGATGACGGTCGCTTTATTGGAACTAACGTTCTCAACGAAGCATTCCTTGAGCGTTTTGCGTTGACTTTCGAGCAAGAGTATCCTACTCCTAAAACCGAACGACGTATTCTTGAGGGTATTTCCCTTGATCTGGGGTTGACAGATCGCGAGTTTTGTGAGAAACTTTCTACATGGGCAGATGTCATTCGTAAAACTTTTGCTGATGGTGGTATTGATGAAGTGATTTCAACACGTCGTCTGGTTCACATCATCCGTGCCTATGCTATCTTTGGTAAGCGTATGAAGTCTATCGAAGTTTGTGTCAATCGTTTCGATGATGAAACCAAGCAGTCCTTTATTGAACTCTATGATAAAATTGATGAGAACGCTACTACAGAACCAGATACGGTAGACACCCTTGACTAAATCCTTTATGGATGCTATTATACCTATATTGATTGATGACTATGGCAAAAAAATATAATGAAGATGCTCTGTTAAAAGAGTTGAGTGATTACATTGCTGGAACTTATGAACAACACTATTCTGCAGGCAATGATAAAATTCAAACGTTAGATCTTATTGAAGCCTGCGGTGATGCAGAAGCATTCTGCCGTTCTAACATCTTGAAGTATGCTTCGCGATATGATCGCAAGGGAACTGCTCGCCGCGACATTATTAAGATCCTTCACTACGGTCTTCTTTTACTTCACTTCTCTGACAAGTCAAACACTACCGAATCTTATCCTCAATGAGCACAGTAATTCTTTCTAAACAAACCCGAGATATTCTTAAGAACTTTTGCACTATTAATAGTTCTATTCTTATACGAGAAGGTACTGTACTGAAAACCATTAGTGTGGGTGAGAACTCTATTGCTCAATATACTAGTGAAGAAATTTTTCCACAAACGTTTGGAATCTATGATTTAAATCAGTTTCTCTCTGGTCTTTCTTTATTTGATGATGCTACTCTAGAGTTTGATAATGAAAACTATGTGACAATTAAGGGAGGTGGTAGATCAGCAAAGTATTATTTTTCTAATCCAGAGATTACATTGCAGTCTGCCCCTGATCGTAATGTTCAGTTTCCAGGAACAGACTTTAGTTTTAATCTAAAGTATGAAGATCTAATCGCTTTGCAAAAAGCATCTGCAGTGTATGGTCTTCCTGATCTTTCATTCAGAGCAAGTCAAGAAGGTACTATTGATTTGGATCTTTGTGATAGAGAAAACGATACTGGTAATGTGTATAGTCAAACTGTAACTGGTGAGAGCACTGGTAATTTTGAAATGTATATGAAGGTGGAGAATATTCGTCTTCATCCAGGAAACTATCATGTAAAAGTTTCTAGTCAACATATTACCCAGTGGCAGCATCAAAGTATTGATCTCGTTTATTACGTAGCACTTGAACCCTAATGAATATCAAAGAGTGTGGAGAATGCACACTGTGCTGTCGGGGAACTATCACACTCCGAGTAAACGAGCATAAGGTACTACCAGGTCAACCATGCCCTCATGTATCAGAATCTGGATGTGGGATTTATGATGATTTGTCAAGACCCCATATGTGTGATTCTTACAGTTGTATGTGGGCATCGGAATGGTCTTTTCCTGATTGGATTAGACCAGATAAAGTGGGATTTTTATTGACTTTAAGTATACATAGAAATACCGTGATGTTAACATCCGATTTTTCTGGTAACAATATAGATGGAGCAGCTCTACTCTGGGTTATAGAATGGTGTAGAAAAGTAAATATGACATTAGTATATACTGTAAAAGGTAAAGAAGGTCAGGGAGACTATGTTCGTGGTAACGTAAAGAGTCATCCAAAAAGTATGTACATGACTGGATCTTTAACAGAGATTTTTGAACCAATTGAATTATTAAATGATGAATAAAAAGTTTCTCTGGGTAGAAGAGTATCGTCCTCACACACTTGAGGATTGTATTTTGCCAAAGAGCATTAAAGAATCCTTTGAAGCATTTCGTGGAAAGGGGGAGATCCCTAATCTACTTCTAGCAGGCACTGCAGGAGTCGGTAAGACTACTGTTGCTAAAGCATTGTGTGAAGAGATTGGTGCTTCTTTCATTGTGATCAATGGATCTGATGAAGGACGCTTCTTGGATACTGTTCGGAACAAGGTGCGACAGTTTGCTACAACGGTCTCATTGACCTCTGGAGCGCCTCACAAGGTGGTCATCATTGATGAGGCAGACAACACGACTACTGACGTACAACTCTCCTTGAGAGCGGCAGTAGAAGAGTTTCATAGTAACTGCCGTTTCATCTTTACTTGTAACTTCCCCAATAAGATTATTGATCCACTGCATTCTAGATGCACCGTTGTAGACTTTCGGGTAAAGAACGAAGCGAAGTTAGATTTGCAAGGAGCATTCTTCGTTCGTCTGAAACAGATCTTGAAAGACAATGAAGTTGAATGTGAAGACAAGATTCTTGTCAAACTTATTCAACGTTATTATCCTGACTGGCGTCGTTTGATTAACGAATGTCAACGCCATGCAGCAACAGGTAAAATCAACTCTTCCATCTTGGTTGATATCGCTGACGTATCTGTCAACGATTTGATTCGAGCAATAAAGAACAAAGAGTTTACTACAGTCCGTAAGTGGGTTGTGGAAAACATAGATAATGATCCTACCATTATCATTCGTAAGATCTACGATTCTCTTTACGAAAATCTTAAGGCACCATCTATTCCGGAAGCTATTTTGATTCTTGCGAAATATCAATATCAAATTGCTTTTGTTGCAGATCAAGAGATTAATCTGTTAGCATGTCTTACGGAAGTCATGATGAGTTGTGAATTCAAATAAACTAAACACTGAAACCTAAAATGAACACCAAACTTGTACGTCTAAATTCTGGCGAAGATATCATCTGTGATCTGATTGAAGATACTGATGATAGTATTACTATGGGAAATGCTATTGTTGCTGTGCCTCAAGGACAGGGACAACTTGGATTTGCACCTTGGTCCCCACTTGCAAAAGAAGATGTGACATTCACTGTTCCTAAATCTTTTGTAGTATATGTTTCAGAACCTAATCCTAATATTACTGAACAGTATGAAGGGATGTTCTCAACAGTAATTACCCCACAGAAGAAAATTATTCTCTGATGAAAGTTCCAACATACGAAGAACTGATACATCTAAAAATTCAAGCAGCAATGCGAGAAAATGCTTTTCCAAAAGATGAGATGATGTATCTTGGTGAACGTGCAGGACATCACTGGTATCTTATCGCTGGTGAGCATGAAGTATCTGCAAATCAAATAGAGGATTTTGAAAATGTCGATGAAGAAGACGACACCTGAAAACGTAAAAGAAGCAAACGAAGGTCTCTTCTATGCTACAATGAATCTACCCCATGCTGCTGCCCATTGTGGTATGACAAAGCGTGAAATGAAACACATCTTTCGTGAGTACCTTAAATATCATGATAAAAACTTTGAAGTCACTGAAGACGCCACTTCGATATCCTGGGGGGAAGAGCAGAGCGTTAAGCAAACTGTTCCAGTACCTCCCAGACCTTTCCCAGGTAAAAGAGTATCGTGAACCATTTATTGGTGGTGGATCTGTTGCCATTGAGATTGGTAAACGTTATCCAAAACTAGACATCTGGGTAAATGATCTATACGAGCCACTCTATAACTTCTGGAGAGAACTCCAGGAGAATGGTGTGGAGATGCGTGATCAACTTGTGCAACTCAAGAATCTTCACCCAGAACCAGTATCTGCCAGAGTATTATTTCAACAGTCAAAAGATTTTTTAAATGAAACACCAAGTAATCAATCCAATCTATCTCGTGCTGTTGCTTTTTACATTGTTAACAAGTGCTCTTTTTCTGGTCTCACTGAATCCTCATCCTTTAGCAAACAGGCATCAGAAAGCAACTTCTCAATGCGAGGGATCGAGAAACTTCCTGACTACTCCTTGATGATTAAGAAGTGGAAGATTACTAATCTATCTTATGAAGAACTATTTTGTGACAGCAAGTCAACCTTCATCTATCTCGATCCCCCCTATGAGATCGGATCTAATCTTTATGGTAAGCGAGGAAACATGCATAAGGGATTCGACCATGACCAGTTTGCTGTTGATTGTGATCGTTTTGTCAGTCCTCAACTTATATCTTACAATTCGTCACAACTGATCCGAGACCGCTTTAAAGAAGGGTGGACAGCTGCCGAATTTGCACACACATACACCATGAGGAGCGTGGGATGCTATAATACAGATCAAGCGTCTCGCAAGGAACTCGTCCTTACCAACTATGAAGTGTGAAGTCACCCTCTACGTAGCAGGCACCGTGTTCAAGGAGCAGGTCATTGCTCGAAACTATTCAGAAGCGCGAGAAGTTGCTCTTGCTCGCAATCCAAACGCAAAAGTGATGGGCGTAACTGCCAAAATGTAATATGGAACTAAAAGACTATCTTTATAGTATTAATCAATCAAAGAAAAATATTTTAGTTGATAATGAGGATGCCGTAAAAAAGTATCCTCCCTTTATTATTAACAAGTGTCTGTCTGGTTTTACTGATACCATTCTTTACGCTAACGAAATGAATAAGTATCCTTCGTTAGATAAAAAGATGCAGTATGACTTTTTCCTAAATAGTTTGAAGCCTAGAAAGCGTTTTACGCCTTGGGTGCGAAAAGAAACTCTTGAGCATCTTGAATTGGTTAAGCAATATTATGGTTATAGTCATAATAAAGCAGTCGCCGCTTTAAGAATTCTCACGAATTCTGATCTTAATGAGATTAAACAACTATTAGATAAAGGCGGACGAAAATGACAACTGAAATTGAAGTACAGTGGCAGCCTTCTGATATGGTAGAAGTGAGTTTGTCTGAACCTGATGATTTTCTTAAGGTTCGTGAGACTCTCACCCGTATTGGTGTTGCTTCAAGAAAAGAACGTAAACTATACCAATCATGTCATATCTTACATAAGCAAGGTAGATATTACATCGTACATTTTAAAGAGTTATTTTCTCTAGATGGGAAGAGAACAAACTTTACTCTTAATGATTTGCAAAGAAGAAATAGAATTGCACAACTTCTTTCTGATTGGGGATTGGTTACTATAGTAGACGCAACTAAAATTGAAGAAGTTGCTCCACTCAATCAAATTAAAGTCCTGGCATTCAAAGATAAAGATGAATGGACTCTTGAGTCCAAATATAATATCGGTCGTAAGAAAACTGAAGTGTAAACCGAATAAAAATCTACGGGGTTCGCTACCCCGTTTTTTAATGTCTTATAATAAATATTGATGGATGCCTTCGGGGTCCACTTTAAATAAACTCGCTTATTAAAGGAGATTAAAAATGAATAACACTTGGGATTTATATGTGCCTCACTACGTTGGGATGGATGAAATCTTTCATAGACTAGATAGTATGTCCAGTCACAATAAAAGTTATCCACCCTACAACCTTATCAAACACGATAATGCGAATTACGAAATTGAAATGGCTCTTGCAGGTTTTAAACCGGAGGAAATTGAAGTATCAACAGAATCAAACATTCTCAAAATTACCAATGTCGGTTCGCCAAAAGATTCTACAGTAGAATATATTCATAAAGGATTATCAAAAAGATCATTCTGCAATACCTGGCAATTATCTGAAGACATTGAAGTGCATGATGTTAGTTTTGAAGATGGTTTGTTAAAGGTATCACTTGAAAAAATTATTCCAGAAAGTCAAAAGAGAACAGTGTACAATATTACTGCGGATTCAAAAAAAGAATTGTTGCTTGAATAAATAGCGTATATCGTCGTCGCATGACAGGGGGGTAACTGGCACAATCCAGTTGACACCCCTCTTTTTTTATGCTATCATACTTATGTTCGTTACCAAAAAATATGGCTGAATCAATTGTTGTCTTTCACAGTGGTGAAAGAGTGATTACAGATCTGCAAGAGCAGAGAGAAAATAATGATCCTGAAGGGAAGCCACTTTGCTTTGTTATGGTCAGACCATACATCTTGAGCGTGGAGAAAACTGTTGGTGATCCTGCCAATCAAGAAGTCCAAGTAAGATTTACCAAGTGGCTTCCTTATGCCAGCGATAAGCAGTTTCGTGTAGCATTCAATACGTTTATTGCAATCGGAACTCCTGATGAAGGACTTGTAGAAGCATATCGCAACACTGTTGCACAAGCAGAAGCAGCTGAAGCACAAGCAACCCGCACTGAAGTGTCTGCTGAAACCGGTTTTGTTCCTACTGAAAGTACTGAAGATGCTGAAACTCCTGAAGTTTGATGGTCACTGGATCGTCGCAGAAGTTAACGAGATTCCTGGTGTAGAGTTTGGTGATCCAGACTGTGTGCTAAAATACCCCTGTGAAGTATCGGTGAATGGTGCAATACCATTCCCTTTCTGCAGTGATGAGCGCGAACTTACTGTAAGGTCATCTGACATTACTTTAATTACAGAACCAAGTGCTATGTTCGCTGCCCAATATTATGATTTGAAAGACAAAGAGGACTAATGAAGTTTTACACCAGTGTTGAACAATCTGGAAATAACATTTATGTAAGAGGATACCAGGATGGTAGGGCATTTGAGGACAAAGTAAAATATAATCCTACTCTATACTTGCCATCACTGAAACCTACTGATTGGAAAACACTGGATGGTAAATGTGTCCGTCCTGTACAGCAAGGCACCATCAAAGATGCCAAACAGTTCATTGAAGATCATAAAGAGATACCTGACTTCGAGATCTGTGGTCAAACAAGGTTCTTGAATCAGTATATCTTTGAAGAATATCCTGACGAGGAGATGAAATTTGATGTCAATCAGATTCGAGTCTTCACTCTTGATATTGAGACTGGTGCCGAGAATGGTTTCCCTGATATTGAGTCTGCTGACCAGCAAATATTGTTGATCAGTATTAAAGATTCTCATACCGGTAAGATTTCTGTATTCGGCACTCGCCCGTTTCATAATACCGAGAAGGATGTGCAATACATGCACTTCCAGACGGAAGAAGGTATGATAAAAGCATTCCTTCACTGGTGGTCTTCAAACTATCCAGATGTTATTACTGGATGGAATGTACAACTGTTTGATATGCCGTATATTATCAGGCGTATTGAACGTTTGCTGGGAAACAAAGCAGCAAGACTTATGTCTCCGTGGAAGAACATATATTGTAGAGAAGTTTGGATTAAAGGTCGTAAGAATATTGCTTATGATATCACTGGAATATCTACATTAGATTATCTTGAGTTGTATCGTAAGTTCACGTACACCAACCAAGAATCGTATCGTCTGGACCACATCGCATTTGTAGAACTGGGGCAGAACAAACTGGATCACAGTGAGTATGATACCTTCAAAGAGTTCTACGATAATGACTGGCAGAAGTTTGTAGAGTACAACATCATTGACGTTCGCCTGGTAGACAGGTTGGATGACAAGATGAAACTACTTGAACTTGCTATTGTCATGGCATATGATGCCAAAGTAAACTTTGAAGATGTGTACTCACAGGTACGTATGTGGGACAACATCATCTATGTTTATCTTGCTCGTAGAAATGTTGCTATTCCACCTAAACGTCAATCACAAAAGGATGCAAAGTATGCTGGAGCGTATGTTAAAGAACCTATTCCGGGGATCTATGATTGGGTTGTCAGTTTTGACCTCAACTCCCTATACCCTCACCTCATTATGCAATACAACCTCTCGCCAGAGACGCTATTGCCTACTAAACACCCGTCAGCGAACGTTGAGAGACTGCTGAACAAGGAGATAGACCTGTCTGACCTAAAGGGGCAGACGGTATGTGCTAATGGAACCCTGTACACTACAGAGACCCATGGTTTCTTGCCCGAGTTGATGGATAAAATCTACCAAGAACGAACCATCTACAAGAAGAAGATGCTTGCTGCCAAGCAGCAGTATGAAAAGACTCCTACCATCCAGTTGCAGAAAGAAATCTCTCGCTGTAATAACATTCAGATGGCAAGGAAGATCCAACTCAACTCTGCTTATGGTGCTATCGGTAATGAACACTTCCGATACTATCGTCTGGAGATTGCAGAAGCGATTACAACATCTGGTCAGTTGTCTATTCGTTGGATTAGTAACAAGACCAATGATTACTTAAACAAAGTTCTGAAAACTAATGATGTTGATTACGTTATTGCTTGCGACACCGATTCTATGTATCTTAACCTCGGTCCTCTGGTGCAGAAGGTATTCGCCGGACGAGAGGCAGATGATGAAAGCGTTGTTGGGTTCCTTGACAAGGTGTGTGAAGTGGAATTTGAGAAGTTTATTGAAAGTTCTTACCAAGAACTCGCCACTTATGTTCGGGCATACGCGCAGAAGATGAAGATGAAGCGGGAGAACATCGCTTCCAAGGGTATCTGGACTGCCAAGAAACGATACATCCTCAACGTCTGGGACAGTGAGGGTGTACGTTACTCCGAACCAAAGATGAAAATCTGTGGTATGGAAACGGCACGATCATCTACCCCCGCATTCTTCCGTGATAAACTTAAGCAAGCTTATAAAATTATTATCACTGGTAATAATGATGATGTAATCGAGTACATCCAAAAAGTTAAAAGTGATAGTCGCAAAGAAAACTATGCAAACATTGCATTCCCGCGAGGAGTTAATAACCTATCAAAGTATAAAAGTGTTCATGACATCTATGAAAAAGGAACTCCTATTCATGTAAGAGGAGCATTGCTTTACAACTTCTACATTAAGAAGTATAATGTGGAGAACAAGTATGCTCGTATTCAGGAAGGTGAAAAAATTAAATTCTTATACCTGAAAGAACCAAATCCTATCGGTGAGAATGTAATCTCATTCATGGGAAGCATACCAAAAGAACTCAATGTGGAAAAGTATATTGATTACAATCTACAGTTTGAGAAATCATTTTTCTGTCCACTAGAAAATGTATTAAAATGCATTGGGTGGCAGAGCAAAAAAACAGTATCACTTTTATCATTCTTTTAATATGGATTTTTTATCACAAGTAATCAAGGACAGCAAAAATGAGTTTGCTTCTCTTGCATCTGATGGCATTGCTGCTGGTGACGTTGAAACTTTTGTTGATACTGGCAGTTACATCTTTAATGCCCTGGTTAGTGGCAGCATTTATGGAGGTATTCCCTCCAATAAGATCACTGCTCTTGCAGGAGAATCAGGGACTGGAAAGACTTTCTTTTGCCTTTCTGTCGTTCGTAATTTCCTTGACCTTGATCCTGATGCTGGCGTCCTTTATTTTGAAACCGAGTCTGCCATTAGTAAGCAGATGATTGAGAGTCGTGGTATTGACTCGAAGCGTCTGGTGATCTTTCCTGTCAATACAGTGGAGGAGTTTAGGACCCAGGCAGTCAGGATCATTGACAAATATATGGAAACCCCTAAAGAGGAACGCAAACCTCTCATGTTTGTGCTAGACTCTCTTGGTATGCTAGCCACCAACAAAGAAGTGCAAGACGCTACGGACGATAAACAAGTTCGTGACATGACCAAATCACAATTGATTAAGTCTTGTTTCAGGATTCTTACATTGAAACTTGGCAAGGCTAACATACCTATGCTAGTTACTAATCACACCTATGATGTCATCGGTTCTTATGTCCCTACAAAAGAAATGGGAGGAGGTAGTGGTCTCAAATATTCCGCCTCTACAATCGTTTATCTCGGAAAGAAAAAGGAGAAAGATGGAACGACTCTCGTCGGAAACATTATCAAATGCGAGGCTAAAAAGTCTCGTCTGACAAGAGAAGGTTCCAAGATTGAAACAAGACTGTTCTTTGATGAACGTGGACTTGAAAAATATTATGGTCTGTTGGAGTTAGGGGAGAGAGCAGGACTGTGGAAGAATGTTGCTGGTCGTTATGAAATCGACGGCAAGAAAGTGTATGCAAAGGCAATCCTAAAAGATCCAGAAGCATATTTTACACAGGATGTTCTTGACGAACTAGATAAACAGGCACAACGCGAATTTTTATACGGAGCATTTGATGACGGAGAAACTGGAACTGACGATCTTGAGGAATCTTCTGTGTAGTGAAGAATACTTTCGCAAAGTAGTTCCTTTCCTGAAGAAAGAATACTTTCAAGAACCAGTAGAGCAATACATCTTTGAAGAAATCAGCGACTTTGCTTCTACATATGATAAGTTTCCTACCAAGGAAGTTTTAATCATCAACTTGCAACAAAGAAATGACCTCACTGAAGAAACTTATAAAAAGACTGTTTCGCAGATCGACACCCTCACAGACGAGTGGGTTGATACCAGATGGCTCACAGACACCACTGAAAAATGGTGTCAGGAACGTGCAGTCTACAATGCCCTCCTACGGTCGATCAAGATCGCAGATGGAGGCGATTCAGAGGTATCACCAGGGGCGATCCCAGGTATCTTACAAGAAGCCCTGGCAGTATCTTTCGACGAAAACATCGGACACGACTACGTACAAAATGTAAAAGATAGATACGATTACTATCACCTTGAAGAGCACAAGATTCCCTTTGATATTGATAAGTTGAATCTAATCACCAAGGGTGGTATTCCTAACAAGACACTTAACGTTGCTCTTGCTGGTACAGGTGTTGGTAAGTCACTATTCATGTGTCATATGGCAGCTGCCTGTCTCTCTATTGGATTTAATGTGCTGTACATTACAATGGAGATGGCAGAAGAAAAGATTGCTGAACGTATTGACTCTAACTTATTGAATGTTAATATTCAAGACATCGGTTCAATACCAGAAGACATCTTTACATCAAGAGTTAATGAGATTGGTAGGAAGTCTCAAGGTAAGTTGATTATCAAAGAGTATCCTACTGCTGCTGCTCACGTAGGACACTTTGAGTCACTATTAAGTGACCTCTCGTTGAAGAAAGATTTCAGACCTAACATTGTCTTTATAGACTATCTAAATATCTGTGCTTCTGCTCGCTATAAGGGACACATTGTTAACTCTTACACCTATGTTAAAGCGATTGCAGAAGAACTTCGTGGTCTTGCGGTCAAGCATGATCTACCTGTGTTCACTGCTACTCAAACTACTAGGAGTGGTTTTGGGAATAGTGATGTTGACCTTACAGATACTAGTGAATCTTTTGGTCTTCCCGCTACTGCCGATCTTATGCTTGCTCTCATATCTACTGAAGAGTTAGAGCAGTCAGGTCGTATCATGATCAAGCAACTCAAGAACCGATACAACGATGCTGCCTACTACAGACGCTTCACTGTAGGCATTGACAGATCAAAAATGAAGCTGTATAATGTTGATGATTCTGAAGGTGATATCACGTCCGACCAAGAGGACGAGACATACGAAGCACTTGAAGAAATCTCAACCAAACAATCAAGACTAGATAAATTCTCCCAATTTGTAATATGACCGTAGATTTCAATCGTTATGAAGAGTTTGTGGCAGCAGTCACTAGCGAATCTTCAACAAACTTTGTTGACTTTGCTGATAGGATTGGCGAGCTTGATCGTCAGGGTGCCAATATTGAGCGTCTCCTTACTAGTGGTGTTGGGATTAATGCTGAAGGTGGTGAGTTCCTTGAGATCATTAAGAAGATGGTCTTCCAAGGAAAACCGTGGAATGAAGATAACCGTGAGCATCTTATCATTGAGTTGGGTGACGTTATGTGGTATGTTGCTCAAGCAACAATGGCACTTGATATTTCCTTCGATGAGGTAATCGAGACCAATGTCAACAAACTGAAGAAGCGTTACCCTGGTGGTGAGTTCAATGTTCACAACTCTGAAGTTCGTGCAGTAGGCGATCGTTAAGATATTATAAAGGACCCTCCATTTGTGAGGGTTTCGTGATAAAATATAGATGTCTGACACTGAACTGTAATGATCAATCTTCACGAACGATACGGGCACTACCTCCACACAAATAAAAAGCATGAAATCACTGGAGAAAGAGTGTTAACGTATGGTTGGGAGGATGATGGTTCTAAACTTATTGGTTACTATGTGATCACCGAAAATCATAAGATGGTATTTTGTCCCAAAGGAAATTTAAAAACCAAGGAAGCGTGGCAGAGCGGTTTATTGCGTTAGTCTT